GAAAGATTTAACTCTTTCTATTGTGTGATTAGCCCAGCGCCCCAAGCCTCAAGTCTTAACCAAGCTTTTGTTACAATCCGTTTCACTATGTCAACCGGATTCAATTTGAATTTAAATTCGACTTGCCCAGTGCAAGCCTCAGCCACTGCTGATGCTCCGCTCGCTTCCCTCATTGTTGCTTTAGTCACCCATCTTTTTGGTTGGGTGCGCAACACTGCGGGAACTTGGTGGTCCTGGTCCGTACTTTGTTTCCACAATTGTGTGTCTTTTACACTCGCGATTCATTCAGCGATTGTTTCTAGTCCTGCTTTTTGGGGAAACATTTGTCTTCTTTTTCTGCTACTACTCTTCGTTGTTCTCTTTCGGCTTCTGTCGATCGATAGAACGAAGAACATGTACGTCGTCAATCAGGTAGGGTCTGAGGATCGCCTCCACAAGCTGACTTTTTCGTACTCCGCTACATCTACTGGTATAATCCAGAAGTTTTATCGGGATGGTGAAATCATCGGTTATATGGACTGTAATCAGCCCCCACAGATTGGAATGCCCTCATCACCGAAACTCGTTGATGAAGGTATATGCGCTAATTCCTCACTGCTACTGGGAAAACCAGGTGATTTCAAGAAAATAATTAATTTCTATTCTTGCGGTCCCGATGGGAACATTTCAGTATCAGGTTCAGGTTTCTTGATCACACAAAATTGTGCGGTCATCGGCGGTGGTAAGGCTCTTATGAACTTCATCGTCTCCGCTACGCACGTTATCGATGTCTCTACACACTATGGACCGGCTAGCCAGAAGGTTTCCCTTTTTCAAGCCATTTCTAGTGCTATCAGAAATCAGTCATCGCACCTCATAGAAATTGACAGAGACATCATCAGATCCATGTCTGATGTTTCAGTCTTTCCCGTTGCCAAACACTTCGGGTCACGCTATGGAGTTACGAGTTGCGGACAAGTAGCTGGCGCCCGTAAGGTCGCCTGCACGTTAGTGGGAGTCGACTCAGCGCTCGACTCACCTGTTACCTCACATGGTCAGGTGGTTGATCGCTGCGGAACTCCTTCTTTCCCATTTCTAGCGCGTCACACGTGCTCTGCCTTTCCTGGAAACTCAGGCTCACCCATTTTCAATTATGGGAAAGTCTGTGGTGTACACAAAGGTGCAGATCACCCTTCCGCCGTCACCGATCCTTCCTCTCGAGCGAATTACATGGTAGTTCTCTGGCCTATAGTCAGACTATTGTGTGGTGCCCTCGATAGAGTGATCATTGACGAAGCTGACTACTGCAATGATAGTGAGCTCTTCCCAGAGGGGAGACAAAATCAACATGCATTAGAAGGCGAAGATCCTGAGCTTAGTTTTAAAACTAAGTATATTGTTACCGACATTAATAATAAACACCATAGAATTGATGTTTACAAAAGCGGGACATGGAACGACACGGAAGAAAATGACGATTATCTCAGTTACCACCCCAAGTTTCGCGACCAGGACAGACCCATTGATCAAGATGAAGTCGAGTCCAGTGGTGGGTATTCTGACAGTGACAATAGGTACATCAATGGTTTTACCGGTAGGGACGAGTCAGCTAATATGGCTCGCCTTCCCAAGTCATGCCTCGAAGGTTCATCCCCTTTACCACCCAAGATCCGTGTGAACGCGTTGGTTGTTAAAGGTAGTGTGGAAGCGTCCATTATGGCCGCAGCCATACAACAAACGCCCAAAGCGGTTGGTAAGACTCCTATTGTTAGAAACGAAAATTCGGATTTCGAGCGCCCTCCTGTGAAGACGATTCAGGAGGGAGCGACGTTCGCATCCGTGGTTGGAAGAATCCAGACTACAGCACCCTTACCGTTGGTGGGGGAACTAAAGTCTCGCATCCGAAAACCCAAGACGAAGGCAGAGAAGCCATCTTTAGAGGTTCCGTTTACGGTAAACCAGCTTCAGTTGGCGGAGTTAAAACAATTGCAATCAGAAATCTCGAGGGCTTTGCTTCAAAGTACCCAGACCTCTGTGCAGAAGTTGCTTCCTACAGTTGGCCCTTTAAAGCCACCGGTGAAAACACTCTCAGCTGCCTCGTCCGTCAAATCACCAAAATAACAACCGTCCGTCCAAACATTCAACCTTCCACGTCAGTCTCTAACCTGGTGCCTTGGCGCCAGTTTAAGGCCTTGGTGGATAAAGACGTCTACGAAATCACCGACTTTAATGAGTTGGTGACTACTGCTATGAAAGATCTCCAAAGGTCATCCACGCCGGGTTATCCTCTAAATGAGGTCTACTCGACGAATGGTGTCGCTTTGGATCATGATGGCATTAGCATTCGAGACGCCGCTTGCCAGCGTTTGAGTCTTTACTTCAACGATCCTCTCGTTTCAGACTCTTATGATTCGGTTCATGCTGTCCGTCATGGATATTGTGACCCGGTTTCGCCGTTCATTAAGAATGAGCCCCATCCTCCTAGAAAGGCTGTGACTCAGGATTTTAGAGCGGTGACTGGCATGAGTGTCGTTGATCAGATTGTCGATAGAGTTCTCTTCCACCAGTTAATAGACTCGGTTAAAGAGGTTTTCCCGACTTCCGGAGCAGCTATCGGAATAGGTTTTACTGATGAAGCCGGCTCAGCTTTTGCCAAACACGTCCTTGCTAATTCTTTGAGCGAGGAGGAAGGTTACTCCAACGTTTCGTCGGATGTGGCCAGTTGGGATAGCAAGGTCGGCATTACTTGGCTAGAACAAGTCATCAGGGATTCTCATGGTAAATTGGTAAACAACCTCGTTTTCACCAAGTGGTTTAAAGCCGCTATGTTGAGAGTTAGGTGTGTATGTGACCCGCTGTTTGTTGTCCGTTTTGGGACCGAACATCGGTTCTACACTAGGTCACATCCTGGAGCCATGCTCTCGGGGTGGTTTATGACCACGTTTGCCAACACAGTTGCCCGTCTCGATGTCAGCGCCCATGTTGGGTCTAAATCTGCCATCGCCGCAGGCGACGATTGTGTTGAAAAGACCAGGTTAGGGGCAGAAGAGCTTAAGAAAGAGTATTCGAAGCTGGGGTTCCCCGTTCGTGAGGTTGTCAAGTTGAAACCAAATCATTTGCTGTTTTGCAGCACATTGTTTTCACCTTCGAAAGACCATTTTCCTGAGCTAACTTCAGTAGTGAAGTGTCTCTCTAAAGTTCTCACGAGACCTGTTACAGATGATCAAATCGGCGGCGTTCTAGAAGCGCTTAGAAATTCGTCGTACATCGATGCTGTCAAAGACATCATCGCTGGACATGCTACCAGGGTCGCGGTTGGAGCGCCCTGTCAAGACAAAACCATGAAGAAAGATACTTCTTCCAACGCAATTGTTATTTTAAACCATTGTGCCCGCAAAGCAGAGCCTTTGCTCGACGCAGTGGATGAACCCACGCTCTTCGAGGTTCTGGACCGTGCCCTTAGTGGGTACGTTCCCGAATACAACTCTCCTAACTATGGGAAGTTGACTAGAAGGACTACCAAAGATCCCCTCGTCTGGGTTGAAACCACCCTTAGGAGTGCTATCAACCTGGAACCAGGAATTGTTAGTCTGTTTGGGTTTACAGAGGGTGTTGAGGATTGCATCACGTCAATTCGTGCTGCAGTCATTGAGAGACTTTATGACAGTGAAGGCGAAACCTATGCTGACGTGGATGAATCGACGACACCGCCGGTCTGGCTTATCGATACTGTGGATACTGCTCTTGATGGCATTGTCCCTTTGTTCGAAAGTTGTGATGACGATGTTTCAGTTCGCCGAACCACCGACTCCATTACTTGGGTTGCTAGTACTTTGTATGACGCAATCAAGCCGTACCCCGCCTTAGCGTCACGTTACGGCCTCACCACTGATGATCTCTTGAGAACTATTTCTCTCAGAGTTTACGAGCGAGAAGGCGCCAAAAACGATTATGGCATTGATTCAAATGAGTTTAATGCTAAGACCGTTATTTTGGATACTCGTTGTGTTGAGGACTTGGACACTGATCCTTGGGTGTTGGCACGTGCTCGTTGGGGCGTTGTCAACGAAGCTATGCCGACTAAGACTCCTGCATCGAAGAAGGTTAAGCCCATGGTTAGTATCACGGACGCTCCTAACAATTTCAACAAAGCTAAACCGGTTTCGGCTCCGATTGCCAAGTCAAGTTCGACCACCATCATTCACCCGCGGAATAGCAACCGTACTCGCACCGTTCGCACTCAAAGCAACGGCTTGCCCGGTTTCAAACCTTACGGTAATGGTTTTGGCCCAGACACCCCCACTCCCCCTCCAAGAGGGTCGAATGAGGCTGTTGAGCAAACCAAAGAGTACAGAGACGCTCTCGCCCATTTTAAAGGCGATAGTGCTTCTGTCGCCCATCCTGCTCCATCACCAGTCAATGCCGCTCTTAACGGTTATTTGGCTAGATATGGCCCGGCAGTGAAAGAAGCCATCAAGACCCACGTTTATTCGCAGTTCTTGGTCGCTTTGGACACTGCTATGCCTGGTGCTGGCGCAGCTTGGAAACGCATCTTTGGTAGTGGAAAAGCGTCAGAGGAGGGTTTTGCTGCTGTCGAGAGATTGGGTGCTTCTGCCATTAGGAAAGTTACACCCATCCATATGGCAATGAACCTTGCCGCCAGTGGAATTTCCACTGGTGCTGCACCAGCGTCTTATGGCTCCACCATCAGAAACCGCTCTGCGCGTATCACTGAGACATCATATGGTGTCATGATTGAACACTGTGAGTATGTTATGCCTGTTATGAGTTCCGTCACTCTGAGCAGCACAAATCACATTGTCAATCCTGCCAATTCTACTCTATTTCCCTGGTTAGCTTCGTTTTCTCATCAATACGAAGGATATAGGTTTGATCACTTGAGATTTACTTTCGCGTCATCGAACCCTACTGGGGATAGAGGGGCAATCTTCCTTTGTTTCGACTATGATGAGTCCGATCCTAATCAAAACGATAGGGCTTATCTGATGAACCTTCAAAGCAAAGTTAGAGCTCCGCTTTGGGAACCGACCACTGGTCTTACAATCAACCCTGCGTTGGTTAAAGAGTTAGGTGTACCGTACAGGCTTGTTGGGACAATTGATCCCACCAATCCTCGTTCACGTGACTACAACATTGGTCGTTTCATCCAAGCAGTGTTTGATGCTACCGTCAGCGGAGGAACCGAAGTTGGTGAATTGTACGTTGACTACAGATGCCACCTTCTTTCGCCTCATCCGCTTGCCGTTAGCGATCTTACACGCACAGGTACTTTTGCGGCTGACACGTTTCTGGCAAACGCATCCGGGAATACTATTTTTGATCCTCTTCAACATATGGCACTCGAAAATGGTGATCCCGGTGTCATCCTCGAAATTGATCCTTATGATGGTGGCACTAAGTTCAAGTCGCTACTCGCTTGTTCTGTAGTTTTCAACTTCAGTTTAACGGGTATCGCTCTTTTGAACAATATTCCAGCGCCCACAGCCAGTGCTGGTGTTAGCGTCACCTCCAACACCTTTGTTGGCCTCAATGCTGCGGCCACCAAAGGGTTTTGGACTTCTGTGGTTAAATTCACTGATGAAAATCAGTATTTCTTTCCTGGCAATGTCTACATCACGTCACCCAACGTTCCTTCGTACCTTCACGTCTGTTGTTGTTTGACTGATTATGAATCGTATATCGAGTCTTTCGAGCCTACGACCATGAAAGAGTTCATCCGCAGAAAACCCGTTTCCATCACTGACGGTTATGAGATCAGCGTTGGCAACTACTTTTGCGCCATGAAAGACCACGCTACACATTACAAGTGTGGTCATCCTCTTAGTTTCTCTTTCGACTTTTGTCCTTGCTGCGGTCCTACCGCCGGGGCCAAATATCTTGAAGGGGAAACCCGCAACTCCCCACAGTACATTGACGAATCGGACCTAGACGATTATGTCACTGCACGTGCTGTTGCGAAGTAGCACTCATCAATTAATTGCTGAGTTGTTAGGTCAACATTGTTGACACCAAACAGACCTTGATT